ACCATCAACGACGCGATGAGCTTGCCGGGCAGATTGCCACCATCCTGACCGAGCTGCGCGGCAGCGGGGGCCAACATCCCATACTTATCGTCTTCAAGCTGCTCGCGCCGTACGCCGATCGTCTCCTCAAAGGTGAGGTTATCGATGCGGAAGGTTTCCTGGCTGAGGGAAAACGTAACGCGTTCACCAATCCATTGGCGTAGGCCGGGCAACATATCCAGCCGCGGATAGACCTCGCCGTCGCCCGTGGAACTCACGTGCATCGTATAGGTCTTCCAGTCGTCCGGCGCGGCGTAAAGCTGATCATTGAACGCCATGTTCACTGCGTTGTTCAGCGTCGTCAGATTCGGGAGGGTAATATCCATGGCTTAATGCCCCTGCACTTTCACATAGGTCTGGCCGTTCTCGATGCCCACGAGATAGCCGACGATGCCTTCGAAGCCGCTACCCGGCTGCGTCAGTGTCAGCGTCCCGTCATTGGTGGCATAGACCGGCGCGTTGATGTTGGCGGCGGTAGCGGAGGGCACCGTCAACGGGTGGACATCATTGCTGCCCACCACGAGCACGGTGCTCGCGCTGGAGCTGGCGGAATTATCGTACCCGTTCAGCGCCATGCCCACGAAGGCGGCCATGCCCGAGGTCTGGATACGCACGGCCTGGCCGGACGAATTCACGCCGAACAGACCGCCGGAGAAAATCTTCTCGCCCGGCGCCACCGGGTAGCCGAAGGATTCCGCGCGCGCCGCGCCGCGGCGCGCAACGGTAATATTCTGGGTCAAAGCTGCCATGGGTTACGCCCCCTTCTTATTGGCTTTGATCGCCTCGGCGACCTTGGCGCGATCGGTGATGCCCATCTTGCCGTAGATGGCCATATCGGCATCGGAGACGCCGTCGGCGCCGGCGGCGTGCTCGGCGCGGCCCTCGGTGCCGCCGGCATTCACATCGACCAGGCCGTTGATCAACGCCTCCGTCCCTTCCGGGTCGGCGACATGCATCGCGATCATCTTGTCGCGCACGGGCTGCAGGGCCTTACCCTTACCGATGGCGCCATCGACGAAGGCAACGGCGCGCTCCTGCTTGCCGTCCTTCTCCATCTTTTCCACCCGCGTATGCAGCGCCAGGTGCTCGACCATCGGCACATGCGTGGTGCTGAGCTTCTCGATGGTCGCGGTATGCGCCGCCACCATCTCATTATTCTTCTTCACGGCCGCGAGAACATCAGCCTCGCTGGCCGTCTCAGACAGCCCAAGGGCCGTCCGAAGGACTGTGATATCCATATCTGCTCCGGTTTGGTTGTCGGGGGTGTGCAGCGCCGTCAGCTGCGTCAAATTCGGGTTGTTGGTCAGCGCCACTGAAACCAGGCGCGTCACGGTGCCGTCTGGCTTATAGCCATGCACGGGGCTGAGGGCCTTGTACGCCTTCTTCCGGTAGAGGTCGGCGCCTTCGTCCGTCCATTCGGTTCTGCCCCAGATACCGTCATGCCGCGCCTCAAGCTCGACAATCCAGGCCCGCGCCGGCGAGGGCAACCCCGCCGCCGCGGCTTTCTGGGTGGAATGGTTTTCGTCGACCGGCAGCCTGCAGCCGCCCTTTATCGAGGCTTCGATTACATCGCTCATGCTCCGATTATGAAAAGGACCACGCCCATCCACCTGGCCGTAGAACGTACCGGGCGGGAGCAGGTGCAGCCATTCGGGCGGCACATCTCCTTCGGGCAGCGCGGCGGTGTGGTAGGATAGTTTCTCCAGCATGGCCCGACAGTCGCATGGGCTTTACCGGCACGCTGGCCACCAAACGGTGGCCAGATACGTCGCATCGATGTCGGGAGATGCCCGACCTTAGCGCGGCACCGGCATTTTGCGCCAGCCCCAATAGCCGCGCACACAGCCCGGCCGCCGGAGCGCCGCCCTCATTGCCCGCGCGCGGGCGCGCAAGACGCACAACCCCGTCTTAAAACGTCTTATGCCCATCTTAAAATCACTGGCCACCCTAAGGGGCGCACATGCACCTATGCGAGGTCCAGAACGCGCCCGAGATAGGCCACAGTCTCCTCGCCGATCATCACCTCGTCAGAGGCCGATATACCGAGATACGGCCGCGCCGGAATCACCACCTGGCGCGCGAAAATCAACCGGGGGCCCATGTGGAAAACAAGGGCGCTCGCCCGCTTCGGTTTTATTGTCGCGCCGTCCTGATGCACGCCGGCATAGATCATCGTGCTGCCGATCAGCACCTCACTGGTACCGGGCCGGAATGTCACGCTGCCGCGCAGTGCCCCGTTTTGCACAAGTATCGGGCCAGACCGGCGGAACGCCTCATAGGCGAAGTTCAACCCCTTCCACCGGCTGCCATCAGGGGCGATATTCGTCGAAAAGCGCAGCCTGGTCGTATCCACCAGCGCCGAGCCCAGCGCCGTCATCAGCGGCAGCGCATCGCGCCCCACGGCTTCCAACGCCGTCAGCGCATCGATGACCGGTCTATCGTCGAAGGTCATCTCCATCATTGCCGTATCGCCCCATCGTCTCTATATTGCCGGCAGGGCGCGGTGCGAGATGGCGAAATTCTGCCCACCACGGCCGGTGTCAAAGCTGCGTCAATTATGGGGTTCCTGGCAGGCCCCATCACCGCGCCCCATCCACCCAGGCCAGATACGCCGCGGCATTGCCGAGCAGCCGGCGGTCACGTTTCAAAAACCCGCGCGCGGTCTTCCCATTCAAAAAATGGAAGCTGAGCACGAACACCTCCTCGCCATCACCGGTACGCTTGATCACCACGGTCGCAGCTCGGCCGGCGGCGCGGCCCATGATGCGCAATCGCCCATCGCCATCCTGCAGCACGATCTCATGCCCGCGCAGCAACTCATCGATCTCCTGATAGATCTCGCGGGCCAGCTCGGGGTGCTTGGCCAGCTGCTTGATCATGGTGGGGGATGATATGAGCACGCGTGGCGTTTTCGCGCCCAGCAGCTGCACGAGCTGCGGCCGCAGCGTCGCCACCTGCGCCGCCCCTTCCGGTGCCTCGATAAATTTATGCAGCACATGCGGCTCCACGGCGCTGCTGCCGGGCCGGGCCAGCGCCGGCGGCTTACCACCCACCGGCCTCACGTCAGGGGCACGCACGGGCAGCCTGGCGCCCTCCTTCCATGCCTTGCCGGGGTTGTAGGCAAAGCCGGGGTCTACACCCACCGGCACGTGCAGCAGCTCGCCCGTCCTCTTGTTGGTCCATACCTTCGTCTGCAGCACCGGTGAGGCATTGGGCCCGGTGCGCCCCAGCCGCCGCAACCCGCCGGCCGATACCGCCGTCACGAAGCACCGGCAGCCCCATCCGTTCGGCGGATAGCAGGTCGACCAGAACGCATCATCCGCCGGCAGGATCAACCCATCCCACGCCAGATGCTGCAGCCGCGGGTTCGCGCAGGACGTATGGTTATATTGCCAGTACGGAAAGGCCGCGAGCGTGTCAGGCTGGGTGAGCTGCGCATAGCGCCCCGCCGCGAAGGCCGTGTTCAAATTCGTCTCGTAGATGATTTTCGCCCGCCAACCTGGCGTGCCCGTATGCTGCCAGCCGTAGCGTTTCACGATGGCATTAAAATCGCCTTGGAATTCCTTGAAGCCGGTGCCCTCGGCAATCGCCTTGTCCACCGCCGTGCGGAAGTCGCCGAGCATCGCCTCGTTGGCCGCACCCGCTACGGCAAAGCCGTGGCTGTGCGCCTCGTTCATTACATCCAGCCAGGACTCGGTCGGGATGTTCACCTTCTGCCGGAAGAAATCCACCGCCTCGGTGAACGGCAGGCTGACCGCGCTGCGCGTCGTGGTCGGCATGGTCAGCCCTGCCGGCCGAGCGGCCTCAGCTCATCCATCAATGCCGCCTGGCCGGCCAGGTTCGCCAGCGCCATGCCGCGCGCCATGGCCTCGGCGAACTGCTCGTCATCCAGCTTCAGCTTCGTCAGCCGGTGCGCGAGATCCGTCATGTCATGCGCCGCGAGAAATTCCGCGTGGATCTCCGCACTCATCCCGCCCAGCGCGCCGGCGGCCTCGCGCGCCACCCGCGCGTCGAGCGCTGCCAGTGTCGCCTTCACCTCGTCATCGCCCATCTGCGCGCTATGCGAGGCGACCAGCCGCCCGAACAACGCCCCGGTCATAAGCGCATGCGAATCGGAATTTGGATTGATCAGCGGGTGAGGATTCGGCTTCACCGCCGGCGCCCCGTCTGGCCCCGCCACCGGCGCAGGCGCTTCGAGCACCTCATCACCGGCCTCGGGCTTCGTCAGCTGCAGCCTATCACGCACCTCTTGCGCCTTCACCTTCAGCCCTACGGGCACCAGGTCGGCCACGCCCGCGATCATCGCCGCAAGCGAGACTTGTTCATCCTCACCGATCCGGATGCGCGGATAACCCTTTTGCTGCCCGAAGGAGAAGGCGATCATCGGTTGAATGATCTGGCGGTTGATGCTCTTGGCGATCAGCCGTGCATCGAACTTCTCCACATCATCTTCGGCCTTGCGGTGCTCCTCGCCCACGGCGTGGCTGCCCTTCACAGCATCGGTACCGGCAACGCCGCCGAGCACCAGCTTGCTCACCTCCATGTTCAACCAGGTTGCGCGCCCGTCGAACAGCCTGGAGCCGTCATTCGCGCCCTTGGCTTCCACCAGCTCCATATCCATCGATTTTGGAATGATGGCGGCCAGACTGCCCGCGATATCGCGCACGGCGCGCATCAGCACGCGCCTGTCCTGGTACGAGGATTCGGGCCCGTATTTCCCCAGCCGTGTCGGCAGTCCGTACCCCTGCACGAACAGCGCCCAATCTTTCAGCGTGTAGGTGGAATACATCCACAGCCACGCCACCGCCCGTGTCAGCCCGTTGCGCACCGGATTACCGGATTTGAACGGGTGACGGTGTAGCAGGAATTTATGCCGGGCTAGCTCGTCATATCCGTTTTCCGAGCGCAGCCAGATCGTCTGCCCATCGCGCCATGACACCTCAAAGTCGCGCTGGTTGCGCCAGGCGATCTCCTTGGGCCGCATCCCGTCCGGCTGGCTGTCCCACATGATTTCGCACGGCACATAGCCCTTGCCGATGCCATCCGTGATATCGAACATCGCATCCTCGAGCACTTCCGATGCCAGCCATTCCCGCACGAATTCGGCGTGCCGCTCACCATCCGGCGCATTCTCGGCGGCAATCACCGTCATCGGCAGCAGGCTCACCTGGCGCCGGCGTTTCGAGAGCACGGCCGAATAATGCGCGAATAGCTCCTCGATTTCTTCTGCCAGAATAAACCATTCCCGCGTCTGCCCACTATCGGCGCCGCGGATGATCTGGCCCAGCTGCTGGGGTGTGATATCGAAACCGATATGCCCGACGAAGGGCGGCCGTGCCGACATGCTGCTCGGCGCGGAAATCTCCTCCTTCAGCGATGCGATCTCCTCGCGCGGAATCGGATTGTTGAACTGGTCGTAGAGCTGCTTGTACTCAGCCATCCCCGCACTCCTTCAGGCGCTCGGGCTCCATGTCCCGGCGCCGCAATTCCGCTTTCACCGCGTCCAGGCGGTGGTCAGCCGCATAGGTGGCAGAGCGCCACGCATCGAGCCCGTCAACGAACTCCGCCGCCGCCCGTGCCTGCACCGCCGCCTCCTGCTCCTGCAGCAGCTCTTCGTCGCTCATTTCGGCAAGCGGCAGGTCCGTCAACATTTCCTTGCAACTCCGTCCGTCAGATAACCGTGCCAGATATCCACCGCGTTCACCGAGGGTTGGAGCGTCGGAGCGTCCTCAGTTCCGTGCAGCGTCCATGTCGCATTGTTCCCATTGCGCAGAGGAGCAATGGGCACCGCGAGCGGACAAGGGCAATCAACAGGCCAGAAGTGAACCCATTTCACCGTGCCGTCTTCAGCGCGCTGGTAGCTGAATTCGCCGCGGTTCAAATCCCATTTTCCACCTTCGACACGGCGCAGCGGCTCCGTCACTTGACGACTCCCCTTGGCAGGTTCGTGCGGTTCGGCACCAGCTGCGCCGGCATCTGCCGCCGGTATTTATACGCCAGCCGCCGCACCTGGTTGCGCTGGTTTTCGGTGAGCTTTGCGGGGTCCTTTTGGAAAGTGTCGGCCACGAACCTTTTATCCCAGCACCCCGGAATCATCGTGCAAGCCTGCAGATGCCGGAGCTGCTCCCGCAACCGGTCCAGCTCGGCGAGAGCCGCCAAATTATCCATCCAGCTGCTCCCGCACCGTGCCGCCATGCTCGACGATGATTCCGCGCAAGAATTCATCAGCCGCCTGGATGCACTCAAGCATCTCCTCACGCACGAAGCCGGTCTCGGCATTCATCTCGGCGAGCATTTCCTCCGCAGAGGGAACATCCTCCTCGCCATCCATCTCGGCCTGCTTGCGCATGAACAGGAAGAACCGCACGCCAAGATTATCGGGCCGCAACAGCTTTTCAGCATCGGTCATATTCGTCCCTCCATCTCTTTCACAATCGGATCATGCGGTGGCAGTTTTGGCGCCAGGTTGCGCGGCAGCCGGCGCCGGTATTTCCAGAGCAGGTTCCGCACGTAACTTGCCTCGCCATCATCTGGCGCAGTGCCCTCGGCCAGCTTCTTGGCCACGCGGTCAACGAACGCCGTCTCGCCCATCGTCTCCATCTGCAGCTGGCATAGGGCGGCAACCCTCGGCTCAAGCCAGATCACCATCACCTTGGCGATGCGCGCCTCTTCCTCATTGTCGATTTCGGCTACGGCATAGGCCATCAATAGCTCCTCCGCGTCAGCCGGGGGATGAAGCCGTGCCCATCGCGCTGCGCATCATCCTGCGCCCGGTTGGCATCGTCCGCCGTCTCGAAAAAACCGTAGGAGCCGGTGCGCGCCTGGCGCATCGGCACGGCCTCATACCCGTATTCCTCGGGCTCGGCCTTCGAGGCCGCCACCGCCAACGCGCCCGCAATGGCGCTATCGCCATGCCGCTTCTTGTCTTTCTCGCCTGTCCGTTCATCTGGCACGCGCCCCACGCCGCGCACCAGTTTTACCAACCGGTGATCATCGAGCACTTCGCTATCCTTCGGAATGATAATGGTGCCATCCTCGAAGGCCGCTTTCCAGCGCGGCATGTTTTCCCGGTACCAGGGCTCGCTCAGCATCACGGCCTCGATGCGCTCGCCATACCGTTGCTGCGCCACCTCAGCGAGGTATCCGCCATTCCCGCCGGCATCGAACTTGCCGGCGCGGAATCGCGGCAGCCGGTCGACAATATAAAACACGATCTGCTTTTGCGCCTCGTAGGGAATGTTCCGCATTTCCAGCAAAAACGGTGTGCGCAGGACTAGGTCCTTGCCGATCGCCAGCGGCCAGAACACAGAAAGGTCCCGTTTGCGCGCAAAATCCTGCCCGAACACATGCGGGCAATCCTTATCGAGCTTGTCCAGCAGAGGCTTCAGCTCATCTTCACACCAGTGCTCAATCTCCGCCACGCGCAGATGTTCTGCCCAGAGTTTGAAGGCGTCCTCCTTCTGCAGGCGGCGCACCGGAAGCCCTTCGCGCATCCGCGCTTCAATCAATGCGGCGGGCAGATAGGCCCCCTCACCGGAATCGGGAACGCAGAACAGCTCCCGGTCGGCCTTCTCACCGTACCGCGCGATCAAATCAGCACGCCATTGCGCTTCGGCCTCGGGCGACCACGGCTGCCGCGTCTTCATGAAGATGCGTTTAACCAGGCCATCCTTGATCGCATCATCTAGCGTGCAGCGGAGCAGCTTGTACGGTAGCTTGCCTGCACGCACATCTTTCACGAGCGTGTTAAAGTCATTGGTGTCTTCAAGATGGGTGGAGATAATTACGACCTTGCCGCCCCACATAAGGAACGCCATCGCGGCGTCGATCGCCTCTTGCAGATTGTCGTGGTAGGCGGCCTCGTCAATGATGGCGAGCCCCTGCTTGCCTCGAAACCCACGAGCTGCCCCTGAAAGCGCATTGATCTCAAATCCAGAGGCAAGTGCAACCCGGAAAGACAAGATATCCTTGTCCGGATTATCATCGTTTTTGAAAAGGCTTTCTTCAAAATCGAGCGCCACCGGCAGCAGCAACTTCCCCCAGTCTCCGCAATAGCCGATGAACTCACGCGTCATCGTCTTCTCGTAGCCCTGGTAGTACACGTCCATGCCGGTCTCTTCCGCCGCGATCAGAACCGAGATCAGCGCCGCTACCCATGAATAGCCCGTGCGCCGGCTCTTCTCGACGACGACAACCGGATTCGCATAAACCGCCGCCACAAACTCTTGCTGAAAGCCGACGAACGCCGCTATCGCGTCCTGTTGCGTCACAAGCTCAGTGCTCATGGCTTGCGTACCTCGCCGCCATGCGCCAGCCCCATAGCCATGCGGACATCAGATCATCGAGCATGGTGCCAAGATAGGGATTATCCTCGATGCGCAGCCCCGCGACGAACGCCTCAAAGCCCTCATCCTCAGCAATTTGCGCCGGGCTCGCCGCCGGCGGCGCCGCTGCCAGATCATCCATGCCCGGCCACCTCGGAACTCAGCACGGCATTTGCCCGTATCGTCGAGATCACGCGCTCGAGCATGTCCTCCAGATACCCGTCAGCCGCGCATATGCCCACGGAGCGTCCCAGCTGGGCCGATATCGCCAGCATCAACACGAGCGGCATCACACCGCCCCGCATCCGCGCGGCCATATATTTCTTCAACTCGTCCGCTTCCGTCGTCACGGCATGCAACATGCTCTTGGGCGCGTCGCTCACGTCGCCACTCCTTCAAACAAATCGCTGCAAGCCATACGCTCGCGCTCGCGCGCCTGGATGCCGGCGCGCCGCATCGCCGCGTCATAGATATTATGGCAGCGCTGGCACCACGCCTTCAAATTCTCCGGTGCGCAATTCTCCGGCTGGTGGTCGAGATGCGCCACCGTCAATACGATCCGCACGATGCGCAGCAGCTGCCAGTCTTCACCCCGGTAACACCAGGAAGACTCACCAGGCACAGGCCAATCGAGCCCCAGCCCATTCGTGCCTTTCGGCGCAGCTTTGTACCAGCGCCCCCGGCTATCACGGCCGCCCAGCTCATGGTTGGGCACCGCGCAATCCTCACACCGGTTGCCGGCGCGCGCGCGTATCGCGAGCGAAATCTCGTGCCAGTTTTCCGGGTAACGTGCCTTATTTTCAGGGCGTATCGGCATCACCCCTGCACCCCGAAAATCTTCGTCAAGATCGCATCGACCGTCTCGCGCTTCAGGCCGCCGCCGCTCGCCTTCGCCACCTCTTCCACGGCCTTCGCCGCCTCGCGCCTGGCCTTATCCTCACCACGCTTCTCCGCCGCGATAATCGTCTCCACGCTGGCCTTCTGCGCCCTCGCCAGGTGATCAAGCCCTTTCGCCAGGAACATCAGTTGCTGAGGGTCAAGGTTGGCGGAGCTAAGGCCGCCGCCTTCCTCGCCGTCATCCCCATCATCGCATCGCGTGAACAGCTCCATGAAGGCGCCGTGCAGAAATTCGATATTCACCCGCGCGGCCTTCGTGCCGGGGTCATCGCCCATCTCCCGCGCCAGCGCCTCTGCCAGTACGCGGGAATGCTTCATGCGCTCAACCGCCCGATCCAGCCCCTTCACATGCCGCCCAAGAGCGGAGCGCGATATCGTCACCTGCGTGTAGAGGTCGGCGAGATGCGCCAGCACCTGGTCGATCGTGCAGCCCTTCTCCCGCAGCCGCACAATCGCCGCGCGTATCTCTTCCGGCAGCTGGTCGATCGAGGATTTCCTGGGCATCAGCTCGGCTCGCGCCGCGCCACGCCGGGGTGCACGCGCCCGCGCGCCACGTCCTGTCCAGTGGGCAGCAAATGCGCAATCCAGATTTCCCCGCTCTGCGCGGGCAGTTTCTCAATCCGCACCAGACTATGCTCGGCCAGAAACTGAATATCCGCCCGGATCATCTCGCGCGATACCCGGTGCCCTAAGCCTTCCGTCACGGAGCGCAGCACGCTCTCATTGGCCGAATAGCTCACGTCATCCAGCGCGCGCAGCATGATCAGGCGGCGATCCTCGGCCAGCGTGTCCGCGAAGCTCATGATTTTCTACCCCCATCCAATTCGTTTTTCACGAGCAGCTGCAGCATGTTGTTTATGCCCCCCAGCTGCGTCTCCATACCGCCGAGCTGCCCGATCATCCGTGAGCCCTGATTCTCAACCGTGCCGATGCGCCGGTAGATCTCGGCCGCCTGGTCATTGGTCACAAGGCCGCCCATTTTCTTCTGAATGTCCTCGACATTACCCTCGACCTCGACGAGCTTATTCTGCATCAGCAGGTGCTGGTCAGTGTGCTCCTTGCGCGTCACGAACTTTGCCGCCATCCGGTAAAGCAACGCATTGAAGGCGATATTCGCCACAACCAGGATGACGCCAAAGACTTCTGCGGCGGCCTGCCAATCACCAGCATTCATCGGCTACTTTCCCGGTGGCGCGGTTTCGAGCTGCGCGATCGCGCTCAGATCTTCGTGGCAATCGGCCCACGCCTCGTGCAGCCGCACGACATAGTCCGCGACCTGGCTCTGCAGCGTATAAGCGCCGATGGCAGGCTCAGCCTCGCAGGCCAGCAGCCCGGCCGGCACGGTCACCCGCTCGACCACTGTTTTGGTCAGCACCGGCGGCGGCGCGGAGCTGCTGCATCCTGCCAGCACAACGGCCAGGCTCATCGCCAGTGCGCGTTGCGCGCGCCGCTTGGCGCATTGGCATTGCTTCTCACCCGTCACCGCACCGCAAGTGCAGCGCATCATCGCACGAATCATCGCTTATTTCCTTTCTGAGCCAGGCGCTCAAACTGGCGCTGGCGCCGCGCGGCTTCGCGGGTCTGCGCATGAACTTTCGGCGCCGGAGGATCACATTTCTGGATAGCCGCCTGGCGGGGCGGCGGCGCTTCAGGTTGAGCCTCGCCGTGCCTGGCCAAAAGAAGTTCGTCGTTCCTGATAACGATGACCCGGCCAAGCGAGGCAGCCTGAAGTATTCCTACCAACCCAATGCCCCTCATTTCCTGCCTCCACCAATGCTCGCCAGCGCCTGCGCCAGCACCGGCGCCACGGGCCCATCCTGGCCCGGCTGCGCGGCCTGTGCGGCGATCGCCGCCCGGATACTGGCCGTGCCATCCTTCTCAGCCGCAACGGCGGCCTGGCGCGCACTCATCGCCGTACTCTCGGCTTGGCGCATGGCAGCCAGGTCTGCGGCCGCCTGCGCGTTGGCAGCGGCAACCTCCTGCGCATCGGCCGTCTGCTGCGCGGCAAGCGCGAGCTGCGCCTTTTGCACGGCGGGCAGCTCCCAGCGCTTACCGGCATAAAATCCGAAGGAAAACACAAGCACCGCAACCAACGCGGCGGCGGCGAGTTTAGCTCCCAGGCTGGCTAGAAATGGCGGCATTTTTCGCTCCTCGAGATTCACGGAAGGACAACCCTCCCAACGTCGCGCCCATCACGGCGCCAAACCCAATTCCCACGCCCTGCGCATCAAAATGCTGATGCAGCACAACAACGTCCCAGACCACGCAAAACCAGAAGGCGCCCACACCGATAATCGACAGCAGTGCCTGCTCATCCCAGTTCCCTTGGGCATCCTGAAGGAACTGGGAGAGCGGCTTGCGCATGGTTCTTAGAGGTTCGCCTTGACCCAAGCGACGATGGCTTCTTCGTCATGCCGGATATCATCACCGACTTCGACGAAAGCCGCGGAGAGCCGCTTCCACACGTTGATCTGCGCGGGCGTCAGGAACCGGCCGGCGCTGTCCTTGTCGGCATCGGGAAAACCGATCGCGCCGGACACGGTCGCGTTGGCACCGGCAACAGAAGCGCCAGCGGCGCCGGGAATGGAAGAAGCGTCCATGATGAACTCCTTATGTGAAGACAATGAGCAGGCCGGCGCCGACCACGACCCCGGTATAAAATTCGCCCCATTCCTGCCCTTGGGCAAAATTAGGAATTGCAGGATGCTCAAGCCGGGCCAGCGCATAGGCCGGTGCGAAGCCGAGGCCGGAAATCAAAAGCACCCAGGCATGATGCCCAAACGATAATGCCGCGATCATCGAGGGCAGCATGCACACCACCCCGGCCGCGGCCATGCCGATGAAGTCATGCCAGAAGGTATTTTCGGGAAACCCCAAATCCAGCGGAATATTCCGCAACCAGGACCGCTCCGGCATATTGATGGGCGGCAAGCCCATTCCCTGAAACGCCCCCCAGCCGGTCATCATGAGCCCGAGCATCAGCGTGATGCCGACCAGCGGCACCAGCGGATTGAGCGTCATGCACATGAGCATCAGCGGAATGAGCACCGCGGCAATCGCTCGCGCCCCATCCGTGCCGGGGTCGATTTTCGTGAGCGTGGTGAACGCCCCGCCGCGCAGCCGCCAGATGATACCGCACAATATGTTGTAGAGGAGGATGATAAGGAGGCCGATCATGCGAATGCTCCCGGCAGCGTCGGATCGAGCTTGCCAGCTGCCACATTCACCTCGGCCGCGCGGCGCAAATCGAGCCCGCGCAGCACCCGGCCACCGGCCTTGTCCCAAAGAGGAATTTGCAGCAGCGCCCCGGCAAGATCATGCTGCGCCAGGCGCCAGAACAACGTCGAATGACTGCCGTTTTTCAGCCAGATAAACCCGTCTCTTACGCCGGGCTTGCCGGGCCCCACATTGTTCACGAAGCTGGTCATGGCGCCCAGCCAGTTCGCGTCCAGCTCAACCGGCAGATTATTGATGATAACCTGCATAGAGGCGCGCAGGTCGTCCTGACCCCAGGCATCGGCCTGGGCCTGCGTGCAAGTGTCGCCCTTGCGCACCGGCCGCCCAAAAATGAAGGTGGTGCCGCGCGCAATCGTCCAAGGCTCGTTACCCGTGCCCGGATCGGGATACGCCGTCAGCTCGCATCCCTCGAAATGGTTCGAGATTCCGGTGGCGATCGCCAAGGCGCGGGAGATCACTTCGGGGCGGTACAGGATCATAAAAGGCCGCTTGCGCTAGGGGTTGAATTGCGCCAACTCTAAGCGGTCGCCCCAAAAACATATGGCCACCATATGGTGGCCAGCTTCACTCTTCCGGTTGTCTCGGCGCCCTATAAATCGAGGCAGAACTGATCGCGCGCAAGACGCTTTTTCTTGAACATTTTATAGATCGTCGTTTCGCAGCAACCAAGCATGCGGGCAATCTCGGCCTGCGTCGGCCGGGGCTGGCGGGCGGCATAAATCTCCGCTCGCCATTCCCGCGCCACGGGCACCAGCACCCGGCTCCCGCCAAAATACCGCACCAGGTCGACAAACACCTTATCGCCGAGCGTGCCGCGCAGCTCATGCTCGCCGGAGAAATATTGGGGCACGCATATGCGCACGCCCCCGCATTTTTCTGTCAGCAGCAGGGCGCCGTCATCGCCGAGCAGCTCGCGCAAGTTTGGCAGCTCGAAGCTCTTCATTCCGCCGCGGCCTTTCCGTTGCCGGCGGCGGCCTTATGGCGCTCGCGCGCCAGCCACGCCTTCAGACCCTCGACCACCAGGTTGCCATCCTCGGGGTTCAAGAACTCCGGATCGGTCACGCCATCGGGCCGGTCCTCATTTCTGGTCTGCCGCTGCACAAAGCGCCGCAGCGCAGCCTTCGAGCCGTCGCGCAAATAGGGGCGCAGATCATTCCACACCCCATAGATCATGCGCACATAGGCTTTGTGCGAGCGCGGCACCCGGCGCTTGTCGGCCCAGCCCAGCCGCCGGAATTCGACCACAACGGCCTCCAGCTCGGCCTCGCTGCAGGCCGCCGCACTGTCATGGCCGGTGATACGCCGCAGGAGAGCGCGATAGCTGTCCTCATGCAGCGCCAGCTCCTTGGCGGCGATATGCACCTTCGCCAGGAGCGGATTACGCTTGCGCGGCATTTCAGCCACGAGTCGTCTCCCCAGCCACACCTGAAGGTTGCCGACTCGCGGCCGTACCTGCAACCGTAATCGTACGAGATTCTGACATTATTTTAACCTCCGAACAGGGGCAGGAGGACCATCGCCAAAAGGCAACCGATGCAGGCCATCACAGTCATTCCGGCCAGGATCGCCAGGCCGGAAGGAGACTTGCGCCGGGTGCTCAGCCGGCGCTGGGAGGGGTCGATCAACGTGCTGCTGATGCCATAACTATTGCGGCCTGGTGCCATCACACCGCCTCCTCGAGCTTGGCCTCGAAGGGTTCGATCACGAATTCCTCATGCTGACTGATCGTGATCCCGGCGATGTCCTTCACGGCATCCGGCTCGGCCAGAATCTGCTCCTTGTTCACCTCCTCCTTCTCGCGGATGAAGCGCTTCAGCCCCTGCTTGCGCAGCGCCGCCAGCACCGCTTTCACCTTTTTCAGCGTCACGCTCTTTGGCGTCATGCGCCAGCGCACGTCGCCCGAGCCGAAATTGACGGTCTTCACCTTGCCGTCATTGGTGAGCTGGGTACGGTTGGCCTCGCACCAAATCTGCACGCCTGCCTGCAACTGCACGATATTATCGTTAAGCGGCGCGGCTTGCGTCTCGTATTTGGTTTTGATCGCGGCGATCTCGTCGTTCATCGCCGTCTCGACCCGTAAGCGCTCGCGTTGGTCGAGCCCGATCTGCAGGATCGCCTGCGTCACCTCCTCGCGCGATTGCGGCACCTTGTACTGTGTCGCCGCCACCTTCAACTTCTTCGGCTTGCCCATCGATTGTCTCCTTCAAAAAAATCGCATAATTTCCTTGCCGTTTTGCTACTTCCGCCAGTCTTTCCCACTCCATTTCGGCAACGCGCATGCAGTGGCGGCGCGCATCAAATTCACCCGGCCCCAACACCTTCACGCGGGACCCGTTGCAGAACATGCAATTGCCGGAGAGCATGATCATTCCGGCGCTTCCGTATCGAATTTTCCCACCTGGTTGCCCCAGCTGCTCCAGCCCGGCGCCGTCTCGCGGGCGAACAGCTCAACATACGGGCCGGCGAACATGCTCTCGACATCGCTCCTCATCTGATCAGGCTTGCGGCTGTGCTCCCGCACCGGCGCCACGATCAGGTTCCTCACACTGTGCGAACGTATCCGCGGCTTGCCGATCACGCCGGAAATCCAGAATTCAGCGGCTGAGCGGTACCAATAGCCCGGCCCGAACGCCCATTTTTCGCCGGTGCTGGATTGCTTCGCCCAAGCCCCGGCCGATTTATATTTGAAGCCCCAGCACAGCATCGTATCGAGGGCTTGGGGCAGCATGGGAGCCGTCGCCCACATAATCAGCGCGCAACCATTTGGGTTCGCCAGCTCGGCCACCGGCAACGCCTGGATTTCATCCAGCTCCATGCAGTCATAATGCGCAACCGGGTTCTTCGCCTCACCCTTCTCCGAATGGTTTTTGAAATACCAGGGCGGGTCAGCCAGAATAACCCGCGCCTGCTGTGACGGCAGTGCGATGAAAGGCGAGGGCTCGCGCGCGAAGAGGGTCATTTCACGCATTCCCCTTCGCTTACAATGTGCGATCGACCGGAAATGATCGTCATCAGCTGCGGATCACCGGCGCGAACCAAGCTGTCTTTCATCCGCTCAAAATACGCGATTTGATCATCTGTAAGGCCCGCCAGCTTAACTGGCGGTCTTGCTTTGATGATGGCCATCAAAGGGCGGCACGGCGATCGATACCCCGTCTTTCCCAGCATTAGCCGCGCCTGTCGCCACGTTTTTTTGTAGCGGCCGCGCCACGCTTCGTTGAACCAGTTGTCCCAACGGCTCATCTCGACAACCCCACAACACGGCCCTGGTAGAATTCCTGCGCGCCTTTGCCGCCGTCGAGCACCGTCATCAGCTCGGCCATCTCGGGCGTGAGCTGGCCACGGAACTGATTTTGCGAGACGCGATCTAAATAGGCGACTAGGGCGATGAGCTTCGTCTCGAGCACCTTCACCCGCTCCTCGAGCATGGCGTCGATGTCGCCCGCCACGGTACGTTCCTCCTCAGGGATGCCCATGCCGCGTCTCCTTCCTCGCCATAATGCGTTGCAGAATGGCGCGCGGGCCCGTCAGCCCCAGCTCCTCCTTCAACCGGCCGGAGAATTCCGTGGCCAGCTCGAGCGCCTGCAGATAGGTCGTGGCATCAGCCACGCCGGGCACATACCGGCTGCGCCCATCCTCCTTCACCGGCGCCAGTTTGCAGATGGCATCCTGCAGCTGCTCCCATGGCGCGCGGGCCAGAAAGAACGAGCGTGTGCTGCGCCGCTTACCCATGAAGATCAGGCCATTGGTCGAGCAATATGCTGTGCGGTTATCCGTCATGCCCCCAACTCCTGACCATTGGAGAAGCGGTGCCAGGCCGCCATGATATGCTCGGCCGCCATCTCGGCATCCTCGCCATCGGCCAGCATCCGGGCCATGCGCACCACTTTATCCAGCGCGCGCAGCGCGCCCGGCAGGCTGGCAATCCGCTTCAGCAATTTCCGCTGCTGCGCATCGGCAATGCCGATCCCATCCAGCACCGCCTCCAAATCTTCCTTCTGCAGGCGCGGAATATTCACATTCATGCCCACGCGGGAATGCAAATTGGCGAGCTTCGATCCGCGCGAGCCGCCGTCGATCTTCGCCCACACGGCCGGATGCCCGGCCAGCACCAGCCCCACGCCGGCCAGGTCATGGAACGAGCGCAGCTGGTCGATCGCCTCGGGCGAGAGGTTCTGCGCCTCATCATAAATGAGGAGCCCCTGTGTGTTCTTCAGCTTCGCAATCACCCCGCGCGTAATCCGCTGCACCGTCGTCTCGGTCACGTTCAGCGCATTGCCCAGTGCATCGAGCACCTGGAAGGCCGTCTTGGTCGCGGGCTGCCCGGTCAGGTGAAGCACATTCGGGTGTGTGGCAGCATATTCCTTAATCGAGCGCGTCTTGCCCGTGCCCGGCTCACCGGCAATCACCACCACATCCGGTAAAAACTGCGCATGTTCCAGCGTCGTCAAAATCCGCGTGGCCGTGGGCGTCATCACAAAAGGCAGTGCCGCCACCAGCGCCATGCGCCCGCGCGTGGCCTGCGCCGTCAGGTATTTCTCCACCTCCACGGTAACGGCCTCGTTATTCCCAGCGTATTTATCGTTCAGCCAGGCCGAGAATGTGGTGCTGGCAATCCCCGCCTGGCGCGCCATATCCGCCTGGCTGATTTTTGCCCGCGCCAGATGCTGCCGCGCCAAATCGCGCGTCCGGTCGGCCTGAATTTTCGTGTTATCCTCTACGTCCATTTCAATCTGTCCTTTCTGCTAAAAATCGCTGTTCGCTGCGCGCAACTTGCGCAGGCTGGCCGCGAATCTCCGGTCGAAATCATCAACGGCGTCCGGCGACATTTCCGTGTCAGCCTTCAACGCCAAATTTCCTGAAATCTTGGCCGCGGTGCGCTGCGGCACGGGCATATCGCCGCCCGTCAGAAGCGCTGCCACCTGGGTGTGCCCAAGTTTGCGTTCGGCATCACGCTGGTCGCGCACACCACGCATGAACTGGCTCTTCGCCTTGGCGTGCTCGCGGGCGGCATCAGCATCGGCAAAGCCCACGGCTTCAACCAGCAGCGCGGTGCAGATCAGCGTTCCATCCTGCCGGTACACCGGCAAATCTTGCTGAATATTGTCGGGGTCAAACCGGATGATGACCTTTTCGCTCCGGTGTTCCAGCAGCTTTTCATGCCAGTACCGGTTATGGTGCAGATGCACCGAGCCATCCGTACCACGCACGCTCACCTGCTCACCGGCGAGCAGGCAGATGCGCATCTGTTCCTCGGTTGGCTTGCGAATATCGGAAAGCGCGAGCGATGCATCGAACGCCTGGTTGAACGAGAGCTGCCCGCCGCATACACGCGAGCGCCGCCCCGGCCGCTGGTTGTGCATCATGATCTCATGATCAACGATGCGCTTAAATTCCTCGATCGGAATTGCCCGGCTGCCGTAATCCTCGGGCTTCGCCAGCGGCGTATTGCCGGTATATGCCCCCTGAAACCAGGGCCCGCGCGCAATATCCTGAGCGAAATCCTTGAAGCCGCGCTCTATGGGTTTTGATTGCCCATGGTACGGCGTCGTCCAGTGCACCCGCACGCCGAGCTGTATGAGGATACCCGCGGGCTCCTCATCGCGAATTGTGAACCGGTACCGGTTCGCCATGCGGCCCGTCAGCCATTTGCTGGCAAAGGCCCTGCCATTGTCGAAATAGCACTCGTCCGGAATGCCGTAGGAGTAGCACATGTCGCCAAAGGCGAGCCGCACCGTCTCCTTGTTTTCACTTTTGGCATACCGCCACGAAACAAATTTTCCGGAATAAAGGTCCTGGAAGGCCATCATCATCGGTCGCCCGATGATCGGTTTCCCCTTGGCGTCGTAGCCCCATAAAACAAACACGTCCCATTTATGGCCATCCGCATTCACCGCCTGCATGGCATGGAACATCGAGCGGTCGCGCTCCTGCGCCGGGAACATCTTTGCAGCCGCTTCCTTGCCCTTGCGCGCCAGCACCTGCACGGGTGCGGAGATCGCTTCGAGGCGCCGGCGCAGCGTGCGGGCAGGCGGCAATGCCCAACCATTCTTCACGCAGGCGGTCTCAAGCCGCCGGTAGCAGCTCTCATAGCTGGGCTCTGCCATGCGGAGATAATCCGCGCGAATAAAATCCCAGGCCCGCTCATCAATTTCCAGCAGCTCTTTCTCACCGCCACGCGCCAGCGGCGTCAGCGCCGGCAGCCGGTCGGCCCGCGCAACGCCCTTCACGGCCGCAATCCAGTTTCGTATCGAGCTGGGGTGCACTCCAACCTCATCAGCGGTGAAATTCACCGCCTGCACCGCGCCATGTTCCGGCGTCAGCGCTTCCACCCGCGCCACGGCGCTCGCCCGCTTCTTCGCCTCATCCTTGCGGTTCTGCGGCTGCGCATCATACCAGGCCCAGCTCTCCGCACTCCCGGCCCGCGGCCGCGCCACGCGCTGATTATCCTGTGCTGGCCGCCCATATTTTGCGGCCAACATCGTCTGCGCCTCAGGCGGCAGCAGGCTGAAATGATATTCCAGGCCGCCACCGCGCCCTTCACGCTTGCGCGTGAGTTCAGTACGGTCCCATCCCTCGCGCCGCGCGCGCTCCGCCATCTTCGAGCGGCTCGCTGGCAGTCCAGGCAGAGTTTCCTCCGCCAGTTCCGGTAAGCTGAACCACTCGCGGGAGAGCGCGCCTTGCATCAGCCAGCACGCTCCGTGATCGCATCGACTGAACGCCAGATTCCAAGCCGGCAGATCTGCGCCTCGATTTTCTCAGGCACTAAAATTTCCACCATCGGCCGAAACCGTTTCGGCAGGGCGGAAATATGGAATTCTGCCTCGGCTCTGCAGATATCGCCATCATGGCCCGTGCGGACGCGCGCCAGCCGCATCGCTGGGAAATGATAGACCAGTTTGTCGACGATATTCTTGTCGACACCAGCCGCCTGCAGCTCGGCCGCAGTGAACCATTCCTGCCGCATCAGAGCCCCCACAAAATGTAGGGAACCCACACAATGATGACGGCAGCGGCGACGCCGAGCCCGGTCCGGCTCTCGGGAGACAGGCGCCTCATCACACGCCTCCCGCCGGCACATCGGCCAGCGTGGCGTCCATATCGCCAAGGGCGAACAGTACGGCCCCAACATCCACGCGCAGCCGCGTGGCCAGCTGCAGCGCCAGCTCAATATGCCGCCCAGAAGTCGGCAGGGGGATAACCGGCGCCTGCGGCATCGGCACGATCGGCGGGAACGCCACCCGCACCCAGGGCGCCTCAGCGGCGCTCACAGCCGCTTCTCCCTAATCTTCGCCTTCAGCGCGGTCTGAAACTCGTTCAGCTCATCGAGCGATGCCTGCTCGAGCAGGGAGCGGAATTTGCGCAGCCGTTCTGCGCGCGGGTCTTTGGCTTCCCCGGCACTGCAGAGCGAGATCGCCGCCTTCAGCGTGCAGCCGCGCTGCTCCATCGTTTCCAGCAGCGCGCCGGGAGCATCAGCTTCCAGCTCGGCCACCTTGTCCAGCAGGTTCCCCTTATCGCCGAGGTTTTCCTGCTGGATTTTCTCCCACAGTGCCGGCGCAATATTGCGGCTGCGGCGCAAAAGTCGCCGCGCGGTACGCTCCGCAATGCCGAATTTCTCTTCTACGTCCTTGTAAAATCGCGGATTTTCTAAATCGGCCAAGTTGGCCGATTTGCGTGCGTCGCGGCCGCGCCGCAGCTCTCCACCCGTATAGGTGAAGAACCGCAGCCGCTCGGCCACGAAGAATGTGCGCTCGCTGGCCGTGAGATCGGCCCGGTACAGGTTTTCATCAACCTCCCGAAGCCGCGCCTCCTCGAGCGATCCCTGAAAGAGGACGGCCTCGATGGTTTGCCGTTCCAGCAGCTGGCACGCGGCCATCCGGTGTGCGCCGGCTACCAGGCGGTAACGGCCGCCTTCAGTCGCCCGGACTTCGATCGGCGAAATCTGCCGTGCATCATCGATTGACTTTGCAATCGTGGCCGCCTTGGCCGGATCAACCGGCCGGATACGATCAACGGCGTCGATCAGATCGAGAGGAATCTCGAAAATCTGGCCAACCTCTACCAGGTCGCCCCTGTTTTCTAACTTTTTGGTCATTCTTACAGTTTCCCGTTTTTATTCGTGCGAAATTTTGGATGGCTTGCTACACGGGGTTTTCGAGGCCGGGGGATGAAGCTGCCATCAGCTGTCCAAACCGCCGGCCACAGTTCATGCGGGGGCTTATTGATTGATGCAGCTATCTTTTTTGCGAGCGGCGCCGACCGTCTTGGGTTGCGCAAAACGCACGAGATCATCCCCGCGCCATATCCCCACGCCTTTTCCAGCGCGGAAATCGGCCCGAATTTCTTGCGGAGCAAAGCCTTGACGTCTTCTCGATGCCAGCCTTTGAGGGGCTTTTCCAGTATCATAGAATCAAATCTCCAATATCACAGAATTAGTACAAGATATTGGATTACGTCAACAGCATTCTGGGCGCGCGCGCTCAATGGTTGAAGATGATTTTGCCGCGCGGCTGTCGTCAGCCGTAAGGGATGCGGGCGGCCCGGCGGCTGTATCTAAAAAATCAGGCGTCGCCGTCAGTACGTTGTATTCTTATATGAACGGCAGCGACCCCGGCTTTACCAAGCTCAGCGCCATCGCATCGGCCTGCTCGGTTTCTCTTGATTGGCTGGCATGGGGTAACAAGGCCGCTGCCGCGGCGGCACCCGTTCCTCCTCTGCCGATATTGGAGCGGCAGATCATGGAGGCGCCGGCTCATTTTTGGAGCCTTTTCGTCTTCATCCGCAGCTGCCAGGACTTCTATCAGCAGATCAAGCAGAGTCCGACGCTGGCAGAAGTGCTGCACTATATCGGCCCGTCATACATCACCAGCGTGCAGCGCAGCCTGCCCGATGCCCCCATTGAATTCCAAGGTGAGGATGTCGCTTCCAAATGATTCGCGGGCTGAGCCTAATTTCGCTGCCATTCATATTTATGGCCCATGGTGCTCTTGCCGGCAGCCAGAGCTGGCGGGATGGCGTATATATTGGCAATGTGGTCGATCTCTTTCAGGGGGAAACGCCGGAGACCATATCCTTCGTCAAGGCTCATTCGGGTATCGCGCTCGGCGCACGTGAATACCTCGCGCCATGCCCGACAAAAGAGGATCAAGGCTGCCTATTTCAGCAAAAGCGGTTCATCCTGGATTATATCGCTGCCTTCCATGGCGACCAAAACTCGCAAGATAATATTGCGACCGTCTTGGCTGGTGGCTCGAGTTCCGTAGCCGGTGTTCAGCCGAATCCAGTGCGCAGCTGCGCATGGCGCATCGCCATAATGATGACGGCCTCACATGGCATCAGCGAGAACGACCTCGATCAATATAACAACGGCTGCTGGCCGTTATCGGCCTCGGATCGATCGTTGGCACAGCTCTACTCGATGAATGCGCTCGTGCCCGTGATCAGAAGCACCCAGGATTCGGGAAAATTTCCCTATTCTCTGGTCGATAATTGGCCAGGTACACCCTGAAATTCTCTAACAATGGTCGCTAACAATGGGTGGCATTAGAGCCGGGTGCGACATGCAAGCCCCCATATATTAATGTGGAACTGTCCCGGCACACCTTTTTGGTGTTTATTTAAGTTGTATCTTTTCAATGCTTTATAGCCGGGACAGTTCAGCGCTAACCGTCCCCTCCGTGGGACAGTTTCCAGCCCGGCAAACCTGGGGTTCACCCCACTTTGACCTGGGGTCAACCCCAGGTCACCTGAGCGCCTTAGAACGGCTCATCTTAAGAACTTTCGGCTTACAATCGAGAGATAGGCGCTCGTTGCCACCATTCCCGGCCCCGTCTAAAACGTCTTTAAGAGGCGTATGAAGCCCCGCTCAAATCAGCCCCAAAAGCGCCACCAGGCGCCCCGCAGGGTGGTTTCCGGGCGAATGCCGAGCCACAAAGGCGCCACACGAAGGCGCCACATTTTTGAGTGTTTTCAATGAAGTCGTCCCATTAAATCCCGTATGGTCCCGGATGATCCCACTTCCAATTATCTATGTCACCCATCAATGAGAGGGGCCGTCCTCGTGTGTGGAACACACGTGCTGTGGACGGCCCCTCTCATTCCAACCCGGGCGGGATCCAAGGGCCTTTGGCCCTTGGCGG